ACTTAAATCTAAAATCAGAGAAGAAGCCCAAGAACTTAACTTATTGAAGAAAACTGCCAAATTACCACTATGAGTTTTCAGTTCAAAGAGCATAACGGTTACTCCGCTTTTGCTTTATATAATGCGTTGAAATTACATTTCAGTTCACCATCGTATGACTATTTCAAATACCATGGTACAACAAATGTAAGTGAATCAACATTTATGAATAGAAGGGACAAATATTCTTTCTATAAATTGTCACGCAAGTACAATCTGGAAGAATTGAAGAATTATTATGTGGCAAATTTCCTAGAAGGTGATGTTCGTTGGGTTGGTGCAATATCTGGTCCTGATGGCGAAGAAACCTACAAGAAATGGCAAGGAAGAAATCAACGCTTGACATATCAGTTCGAACAAGATATAATATTCTTATTCGATTCATCTGGTAGTTTACTTCATGTTGATAACGGTAGTCATCCATACTTGTTGACAATGATGATGCAAGGTGAGGTGATGATTGAAACTGTGGCTATATTGAATGACATTATGGGATTCTTTCCTATGTGGCAAAAGAAAATAACTGATGACATTGTGTGGCCAAATTGGAAATTAAAGATTGAAAAATACACACCGTTTATACATTATGATAAAGCCAAATTCAAGGCTATTGTGAAAGAACAATATGAAAATCAGTAAGATTTTCTAGGCAACATACCCAATTTCCAACCGTCAGGTGGATTTTTGGTTAATAATTGTTCAACACCATTATTGTACCATTTATTTCCTTTTGTTGTTGGTCTTTGATTCAATCGTCCTAAAATCCAACCAACACCAGGATGTTTTGTTGATAAAGAATTCTGTTTGCCATTATTATACCACCTACTAGATTTGTTATATTCACTTCTTCTTTTGGATTGTTCTTTTTTACTTTTTTCTGTTTGTTTTTTACCAAAAGTGCCTTCTCCTCCCAAGGTTGAATTATAACCGTTACTATTCTCAAAATGAATAAAGGAATTATATTCAAGTATAAAATAATTTTCCATTTCATTCAAACAGTGTAATTCATCCTTTGATTGATACAAAACAGACCATTCAAAATTTTCCCATCCATACTTATGTAACGCATTATAAAATGGATAATCAGGACAAATTTTTGAACGATGTATATAGTAGTGTTGTTGTTTTCTTGATGGCCACCTAGAATCAAAACCTATGTAAACTTTACCGTTTAATCTATTGACACATTTGTAGATTGAATATATAATCATGCTGATACTCTCAGAAAGTGTTAGAGTAGGTGCAGACGGCAATCTGGCGACCTACAACTATTTATGAAAGATTTGTGATGAAGATAATGAAAATAATGGTAGATATGGATGGAGTTCTATGTAACTTTGAAAAGAGATACAAGGAACTTTATGGTGATGTTTCAGAGAAAGACCGCAGAGCGGTTTTTCGTCCAAACTTTTCCGATTTTATTGCAACGAATCAGTTTGCAACACTAGAACCAATGCCAGATTTTTGGATTCTACATCAATATCTGAATCTGTTGAATATTCCAAAACAAATTCTTTCTTCAACTGCATATGAAGAAACGTTTGAAACTATTAGTAAACAAAAAAGAGAATGGTTACATAATCACAATGTTTATTGGCCTGATCCAATTTTTGTTCCTGGTAAGAGACACAAATACAAGTTTGCTCAACCAGACACAGTAATCATTGATGATACATATAGTGTCATTGAAGATTGGCGAAATCATAACGGTATCGCCATATGGCATAAAGATGCAAGAAATACCATTTCAGAATTGGAATCCTTGCTCATTTCGCCTAAATAAATCCATATAATGAATTATGTGGATAATCCGTTTAATACTCCGTAATATACCGTAATAAGGAAATAATATGACTGACTTTTCAAAACTCAAAAAATCTTCAGGCAATCTGGAGAAACTCACTAAAGCCATCGAGCAACTCAACAGCTCATCAGAAGGTGGTAAATCAGACGACAAATATTGGAGACCAGAGGTCGATAAAGCAGGTAATGGCATGGCCACTATCCGTTTTCTACCTGCACCGCCAGCTGATGGTGAGGACGGTCTGCCTTGGGTGAAAGTATTTTCTCATGGATTCCAAGGTCCTGGTGGATGGTTGATTGATAATTGTTTGACAACTAAGAACCAACAATGTCCAGTTTGTGAACATAACAACCGTTTGTGGAATTCTGGTGTTGAAGCCAATAAAGAAATCGTCCGTAAGCAGAAGCGTAAACTTAACTACATTGCAAACGTGTATATTGTCAGTGATCCAAAGCATCCTGAGAATGAAGGACAGGTAAAACTGTTCAAATTTGGTAAGAAAATCTTTGATAAGATTAATGAAGCAATGAACCCTGCTTTTGAAGATGAAACACCAATCAATCCATTTGATTTGTGGAAGGGTGCAAACTTTAAATTGAAGATTCGCAAAGTTGATGGTTATCAGAACTACGACAAGAGCGAATTCGAATCACCATCTTCTCTATTTGATGATGATGACGAACTTGAAAAGGTTTGGAAGCAAGAATATTCCCTACAGGAATTGGTTGCTGATAAAGAATTCAAGTCTTATGATGATTTGAAGAAACGACTCGACAAAGTTTTGGGTGCAGCTGATGTACCTAAGACAACTGTTGAGCAAGCACGAGCTTCAGCTCCCGTAAAGAAAGTAGCTGATGATGCTCCTTTTGATGTGCATGAAGATGATGATGACATGGCCTACTTCTCAAAGTTGGCAGATGACTAAAAAGAAACCCCGCTTCGGCGGGGTTTTTTATATGACCACGATATTGTTATAAGTTATTGTTGCGTATGTTGTTTCGTGGTTTCTCACACTTGGTATATCAGTCTTAACTGGTGTTGACTTTGATGCAACACTACCAATTATATTTTGATTTTGTATTTCAGGCACCACAGGGTCTGTTGCAGTTAATTTATTATTAATATTGTCATTTGTTGCTGCAACAAGAGCTGCACCTTGTGGTGACACCATGTTCGCCGGTGCAGAAGATAATGGTGGTGGTGTTTCTGCCGGTGCACCAACGGGTTCTGGTGGGGTATATTCAAGCTTGTTATCAGTTTTCTTTAAACGATTGAGATTTATACTTTCAGGTATTTTAATGTCCAGTTCTGGCATTTTAACATCACCTGGAATCAAATCACCTAAAAGATTCTTCAATCCTTGAATTAACTCTGGACCATTGCCTGTGTCTATCTTAGAATAATCTTCCCAGTTGTCTAGTTTGTATTTGTTATCGTCCCTCACTTTCACCCAACCCTTTAATTCTTCCATTTTTGCTTTGGAGAAAGTGGTTTCTTCACCGTTTGGACCTAACAAATTATAATATTCTTTTCCTGTTTTGTCTATCATTCTTTCCGCATTTTTCATTGCGGCTTCGGCATTTTCTTTGGTGTCAGATTGTTGTAACAAGAATTGACCTAATTTGTATGCAGCATAACCTGCCATTAATCCACCAATCACCCATGGATTAACCAAAAATCTCAACATTGGTCCAACAATACTAGACAATTTCATAATCATCTTCATTATGTTATTTGACAGAAAAGATTTAACTACGTCAAATGCGCCTTTTATAACAGACAATACACCACTAATTGATTTTTCAATTGCGGCTAAAACAGAATTCATTACGCCTTTGATAATATCTGTAATTGTTCCTATTATACCTTTTGCAGCTTTAGCCAAAGTTTCTTCATCAATATCTTTTTTAACAATGAAGGCTCTTGTTTGACCAGTACCACCCAAAGCCTGTAATAGTTCTTTGTGTCGTCTTTCTTTTTCTAATTCTTTTTCTTCTTTGAAGTTTTCTTCTTTATCAAATCTAGCCTTCATTTCATCTTGTGACTTGACAAGATGTTTATAAATCTTCTCCAATACCGGTGTTGCAAGGCCTTCACCACCAACATCAGAAATCTTTTTGATTTTATCACCAGTCTTTTTGCGTTCACGGATTGGTTTTAAACGACCAGTAAAGTATTCAATATCTTGAACATCACGACCAGCCAATCTACCATAGATGGCAGGACCCAAAACAGAACCAAATGTCAATATCTTTACGATATTCAATGGGTCTATCTTCTGTGTGAATCCTTTGATTGTGCCTCTTGTTTTAAGAGAAATGGCTTTTGTAATGGCAGTACCAATACTCTTTTCAAAGATTAATTGGTCAGCGATTAACTGGGTTAAACCAGTTTTTCTAATTCGTTTGGCTTGTTGATAGGTAATACTCATCTTTGTTGAACCAGTTTTCTATGAAAAGGTGAAGTGTCATCAATTTCACCATCTTCTTTTCTATTTTGTGCAGGTGGTGTAGATTGAACAACGGTGGTATTGATATTCTTCTGTATTGTTTTCGATTGGTCTATTTCATTCTTCAATTCAGTGTTGTCTTTTGATACTTGTGCCAGTTTATTGCCTAAATCAGCACCGACTTGAAGTGATAACGATTCCCTCTTGGTGATTCTATTTAAAAGACCAGGTCTATTTCTTGGATTCTCTCTCAAATATGATTTAAATGCTGTGTCAACATTTTGATAGTCATATTCGGTCAATTTAAAAATGAAATCACTCGCATTTTTAGCCTGTGATGCATATTGCAGTGCCTCTTTTTCTTGCACAGTACCATACTGTAATCTTCTGTCAGCCAAATACGCAACAACTCTATCATCATTTGCAAATTGTGGAAAGGTGAATCGTAAATCACTTTTCACTTTATTCAACACGTATTTGTCATACCACTTTAATTGTGCATCATACAATTCACTTGTTTTCTCTGCTGCAGCTTGTCTCCATTGTTTATCGAACTCTGGTGTTCCAGGTTCAGCAGTCAATCCAAATTGTGGATTATCTCTTGCGAATTGGTGAATTGTTTTTGAACCAGTATTCATGCCAAAAATACCATAAGATTTTGTACCTTTGGTATCTTTAACAATCTGAGCACTTCTGGACATGGCTTCAGACTCGGTTCTTGCACCGGTTTCTCCGATTACCGAAATCTTGGCTGCGGTTACCGGTCCCTCAAAGATTCTTTTTGCTGTACCCATAGTTCCAGGTTCACTGGGTTCACCGGTTCTTGTTCCACCAACACTGGGTATTGCAGCAGCAGATGCACCTTTAGACATGAAAAGTCCTGCACCAAGACCACCTAGGACTAAAAGATTTCTCATGGAAAATAAGCCAGGTTTTTTGTCGAATTTCTTTTCGACACCTTTTAGTTGCCTTTCCATTTTAGTTTTCTTCAATTTATCTTTGATTTGTTTCGATAAATCTTTCTTCAAGTCTTTTAGATTCTTGTATTCTTTGGTATCTTCCAGTTTTTCTTCTTCACCTTTTAATGCACCAAGAATCTCTTTATGTCGTCTTTGTTCTTCCAAATCTTCCAACTTTAATTCGACCATGTTCTTTTCTGTTTCCAGTTTTCTTATCTCATGGTTATCTACCATCAGTTCAAAAATAGAACCAAGAAGTCCTTCACTGGTGTATTTTTCTGGTGTGAGATTCTTTTCTTCACCTTTTTTGAACAAACCCTTTAGTTTGCCGGTGAATGATGCAACAGAAGATTCGGCAGTTTTCTTTGATTTATCTGAAACACTTGCTTTTACCTTTGTTTCTGCTCTTGCAGTTTCAGGTTTTGTTTCTTCTTGTGCAATCTTCTCTACAGGATCTTTCTTTTGTTCTGGTGTCATACCAGAAGAATTTTCAATCAACTTTCTTATAACTGGTGTAAGTTGAGATTCTGTATAAGCAGGCTTTTGTGCCTGTGCCATCTTTTTCTTTAGAAGATTGTCTTCCGCTTGTTCTTTGGCTTTTTCTTTTACTTGTTCTAGTTGTTTCTTGGTTAGATTCTGACCACCATCCATCATAATCAGGCCAATTTCACCTGCGTCTAGTAGTTCTCTGAAAGTAACATCATCCATCATGCGTAACTTTTGTTCACGCAAGTTCTCAACATATTTCTCAACTTTTCTAGAATCTTCCATTTACTTTTTTCTTTGTTGTTGCAGTTCTTTTATTTTTCTATTTTCTTCTTCAATAAATTGTAACAACATGGCGATATAAATGTCCCTCTCCCAAGGAATCATTCCTTCCAACTCAGTAAGACTATACTTATGGTGCTGCATCAATGCGAAGTTAGTCTTGTAATAATTACCTAAATCATCATAACGAAGTATTAACCGAAAAAACTTTCGAGGCCCTCCACATCAAATGAGTGTTCATAACCACACTTAGAACATTTGGCCTCAATGCGTTTCTTCATCTTTGGCATGTTATTGAAGAAATGTTCCATTCTTTCGAACTGTTGTTGATTCAAAGATTCAACAAACTCAAGTAATTCTTCCTCTGGTGTCTCATTTGCATAGTAGAACTGTTCACCGTCATAAATGTATTCGATACAACTTGCAATCAATTTGAACGTCATTTCTGTGACATTCTTTGCTTCCAATGAATCTTTCATTATGCCATAAACAGGATATCTCATCTTTACAATGATACTATCCGTTATCTTGATTTCAGGATCAACTATCTCGTCAGCTTCAGGTTTGATTTCAGTCAAATTGATTTTGGTTTCAATTGTGTTACCACATTGTTTACCTTCTTCAATTTCATTTGTACAACGATACTTTGATTCTACAACCTCACTAACAGATTTGGCTCTCAGATTCAAAAAGTAATATTCAATATCAATAATTGGTATCTCATTGATATCAAACTTTTCAGACATTGTACAGACATTAATAATGTCATTGATTGAATTCTGAATGGTTGCAGAGTCATTAGATTCCACAGCCATCAAAAGTGTTTTTTGTTCTTTTACAAGAAACGGTCTGAATTTTACCTTTTTCTTTGAAAGTGGTAATTCAAGTTCATATGTTGGCACCTCAAGTTTTGGTAAAGCCATAATAACTCCTCAGTTTTTAAATTATATAATTAAAGAATGAATTGTTCTGCCAGTAAGTATAGACAAAAGTAACGGTTAATTTGTGTGGTGAGTCTGAACCCCAGTCCAAATCCAATTGATTAATGGAAATAGGATATGCCTGAACCAATTCCACAGAGTATCTTAGTTTGTTTGCAACATCATATTGATTGATGATGATTGATGTTGAATATTGGTCTCTGTAATTCATGTTGTTTGTGGTTTTAGGATTAACTTTATCCAACCACGCATCAAAGAAATACTTTTGCTTCATGTCTCCATCTAAAATGAATGTCAAATCAATGTCATTATAGGTGGAAATATATGGTAGTTTTTCGATAGGACCATATGTTTTTCTGTCCATCGTTGCAATAGTTCTACCTGGAAGTTGTGCAGTCTCACAACGCAAGGATAGGTTTCTGGATGTAACATCCAGCTGTGAAAATAGTGTCAGAGGCACATAAATGTTTGCTTCAAACCTATTTGCTCGTGCAAGGTCTGTTGTAAAACTGGACTTAAATTCTTCTAAGGATCTAGGCATTTGTTTACCTTATTTGGTCTAACGATTCTTGCCAAACCGTCTTTTGGTTTTCTTTTGCAAATTGTTGTATTGGTAGATGCAGCGCAACATCCCATTCTTCTGGTTCAACAGCAAGTATCTTAGACCTTATATGGCCATACAAATATAACTTCAAACAAGGCTTAAATTCTTTCAGTCTAGTGAGTGAATTTAGAATAGGGTATGTTATGCGGATTCTTTTAATCTCATCTTCATCGTTATAAATTGCAAATTTCATTAACTTTCTCATAAACACAACACGGTGTTTGAGTGGCAGATAATGAAGGTTCAGTCCTAGAAAACCACCAGATTCTCGTTTGAGTGGTAAAACCAAAGGAAACTTGTCATAATATGGCAAATCACCCTTTAATTTTGGGTCATACATGAAGAAATACATACCACCCATTAGAAATTTCTGTCTATCGGCTGGTTTTGTGTATCTGTTCTTCTCTCTGGTGATTGGTCTTGCAAGAGCTCTAGGGTCACGCAAGGACTGGATTTTTTTCAACAACCAATTCAAAGATTCTCGACTCATCGTTTGGTGTTGAGCCGCAATCTTTTCTTCAGTTAATGTAGTAAGTATAGATGGATTATTCATTCAAATATTTAGGTCAGCGTTTTGATAGTCCTAAATCATATTCCGTTAGTATTTTGAATTCCCAACCTCTGTCCAGGCAATATTCAGTGGCAGCTTTCCACTTGGAACTATTGATACCCCATGTTGCCACTTCTTGAATGTATTGTTTTGTGACTCTCCTGCCCTTTGTTGGAGGTCTTGTTTGGCGGTCCGGTTTAATCTCCAACATCATGGTTTTCACTTTATTGTCACGGGTTCGAACCTTAACAATCATGTCTGGAAAATATCTGTGCCACTTACCGTCTACCGGTGACAGGTAAGGAATGGCAAGTTCTTCTGAACCCCAATGTAAAACATCAGGATTGGTATCTAACCATGTCATAACCCTACATTCCCATGAGGAACGGTAGATTATATTTCTATGGTCACCCACGTATTTCGCAGGGTTCTTTGGTCTAAAGATTCCGGAATATGCCATAAATACTATATATGTTTTTTTCAGGAAAATAAATGGCAGGATTCTACGAAAATAATGGTACCTTTAGTAGTGATGATCCAAGAATACCTCAAGGTAACATAAGTCCCATAAGAAGAATGGAACTTGTGCGTGATACAGTCGTGAATGTTGTTCCCACTGAAGGTCAAGCACAAGGTCCTTTGGCCGATTTATTTAAATCACAATATCAAAGTTCTGTTTTAAGTTACCCGAGAGATTCTGGTGCGCCAGACAAACACCACGAGGTTCAATTTGATATTCGTGACATTTCATCTGTCTCCGCTGAAGATTTGCAAAAATTAATGAGCACAATTTCTGATAAAGCTCTAGAAGGTGCTTCAAACTTTGCATCAACTAGTGGAGAACAAATAGATGCCGTATGGCAGAATGTAAAAAACCAAGGATTAGAAACAACAGCAACAAACGCATTAGAGTGGTTGAAGAAATTACCTGGTGATGTTGGTTCTACATTTTACAACACAGTTTTGCCAACTGTAACTGGTGCTTTCAATTCAATAAACACCAATTTCACAGGAAGCACTGGAAATGCATTGGCACCAGGAAAAACAGCAATAAAAGATACGATTCGCCTCTATATGCCTGATACATTGAGTTTTGGTTATCAGGTACAATACGATAAATTGAGTTTGGCTGAAGCAGGTAGTTCTTTACCATTGGTTGGTGGTATTGCTCGTGCAATTACATCTACAATCCAGAATCCTGCAGCAAGACTATTACAGAACAAGATGGGTTATGCATTCAATCCTCAACAACAAGTTTTGTTTGAAGGTATTGATTTCAGAGAATACGACATGACTTTTGTTTTTACACCGACTTCTGTTGAAGAAGCCTATGATATCACAAAAATCATAAAGACATTCAGAAAACATGCTGCGCCAACAATTGTAAATGGTTTGGCAGGTTTCTTCTTCACACCACCATCAGTTTTTGATATATCATTCTACAGAAATGGTATACCAAATGAAAAGATTTCTCCTATTAGAACAAGTGTTATTACCAATATCAATGTGGATTATGCACCAAACGGTTGGTCTGCCATGGTTGATGGTATGCCAGCGCAAACGATTCTAACTCTATCATTCAGAGAAATCGACCTTGTTGATAGAACTTCAATAGAAAAAGAACTGTAAAATGAAGTATTTTCAGACTTTACCTAATGCCGCATTAATAAACACCAATGACGGTTCGTATGTCATATTAAAGGACCTTTTAACAAGGTCTCAAATTATACCAAATTTGTTGGATAATTCACTGGTTTTCTATGAATATGATGTACAAGAAGGCGACACACCAGAAATTATTGCCACCAAGTATTACGGTGACCCATACAGACACTGGATTGTACTTCACACAAACAACATAATTGATCCATTGTGGGAATGGCCATTGTCTGGTAGAGTTTTGGAAGATTATATAACAGACAAATACGATGACCCTTCGGCACTATATTCATATGAAATGGTGACAACTACATATGATGGATTCACCGGTTACACAACAGTAACCAGAAATTATATTGGTGAAGAAAAATACAATTCGTTAAGTGAAACTTCCACTACGTATACGATAGGAACAACAACATCTACCGTTACAATAACAAAAGGTGCCGTTTCTTTTGCTGAATATGAAAGACGAAAGAACGAAGAACGTAGAAAAATTAAGTTGTTGAAAAAAGATTATGTTTCACAAATTGAAAAAGAACTTACCACATTGATGATAAGATAAGATGGAACTAAAAGACGGTCAAACCGCTCAGTCACAAGACGCAGCAATTGATGATTTAAATATCATCACTAAAGAGGGCAAGGAACTTTCAGTAAAACTCCTATTGGTGGAGTTTTCATACTTTGAGGACTTGTTCGCATCTTCTATTTCTGGTTACATAACTCTGCGTGACGGATTTAACATCATTGGCACCTGTGGTCTAAATGGTGTGGAATTCTTAGATATAAGTTTTGGTAAAGCCAAAAACTCTACAACAAATCTCAAACAAAGAGTCAGAATATATCACGGTGAAATAAAACCAGTTGGAAACATGAACAGCCAAATGCTGAAGTTGTATTTCTGTTCGGAAGAATTGGTATTGGCTGAACAGATGAAAATCAAAAGAGATTTCAGTAGTCATATAAGTGATATGGTTTACCAGATACTAACAGAGGATATGAAAGTATCTGAGGAAAAGATAAAGCATATCGAATCTACTATCGGTGTTTATGATTTTACTATTCCAACACTAAATCCATTTAAAGCAATCAACTGGTTGTCTCTATATGCAAGACCAACATTCTCCGATTTGGTTGGTGCAGACATGGTATTCTTCCAGAACCGTGATGGATACAATTTCAGGTCTATTTCTTCAATGCGAACAGATGCACCGATAAAGACTCTGAATTATCAACAGAACAATTTACCTGGACAAGACCTTGCATCGAAATATAGTTCTGTATTGGACTTTGAGGTTGTCAAATCATTTAATGCACTGAATGATATTTCAAATGGTACATATGCAAACCGTGTCATTGTGGTGGATCCATTTACCAGAAGTTATATTGTTAAAGATTTTGATTACAATGAATACATAAAGAAAGTTACACCAGTGAATGGTGCAGGTGTTATGCCAGAATATACCAATAGGCTTGGTTTAAAAACAAACCAAAACTATGAAGGCAAAATTAAAGTCATTTGGGGCAACTCTGGTCAAGCAGAAAAAGATTTCATTTCAGATTATGATGGTGCAGTTGCACACGATGTTTTTGCGGAAGAATATGTACGATACAGAACCGCACAATTATCTCTTGCATATCAAACAGTGTTAAAGTTGAAAGTTCCTGGTGATCCAACTTTGTCTGTGGGCAAGGTAGTAGATTTCAATGTCTATTCATTGATAAACGAAACGAACAGACAACTTGATAAATATTATTCTGGAAAATATCTAATAACTGCGGTACGCCATGTAATACAATCTCAAGGTGTGTACCAAACAATTCTTGAAATAAGTAAAGATAGTTCAGTTCAACCTTATAGTTCTTCAAAGGACATGACTTGGTATGAGTAATTATGTCGTAAACTCACAGTATTTTTGGACAGGTGTTGTTGAAGATACCTTGGATCCAATGAGCATGAAAAGATGCAAAGTGCGTATCTTTGGTGTGCATGGTGAAAATGTGCCGACAGAAAAACTACCATGGGCAACTCCTTTGTATCCTCCTGGCGTAAGAAGTTACAATTCTTTGTTAGAAGGTGAATATGTTGTCGGATATTTCCAAGATGGTAACGCATCACAAGTACCAATTATTGTGGGTGTTGTACCTGGTGTTATTCCAACAGGAAGCAAAACATCACCGATTGCAACAAGCACGAGCACAATAACATCCAAAGCATTTAGAGAAAATAGTCCAGACCCAATTAAGAAAGATGCGCCTGCCGGTGTCAATACAGGTGTTCAACCTGGTCTTCCATCAGTTCCTGCTGCATCAAGAGGTCAGTATGAAGGAACAATCTCTTGGGTCACAAATAAAAATTTGACACCAGGTTGTGGAGTAGGACTATCAATTAGTTTAACGGACACGGATTTTGCATTATTTAATCCTACTGCTGCAATACAACAAGCAATTAAAAGTGGTAAGAATAAAGCAGCACAAACAATCAGAATGAAATTATCCATAATTAATGAAAATTTCAGAAAAGTTATGGATGCAATACTTACTGCCATTGGACAAGATAAAACAGGACAATTATCACTTAGTTTTTCTTTGTTGAAACAAGCAGTTAGAAAAGTCAATCAAATCACAAAAAAGATAGTCCAGGCAGTAGAATATGCATCTTATTATGTGGGTTTGGTTGAACAAATAAACAACATAGTTAATTATGTTAAGAGTTTACCTAAAAGATTCCAGGCCTTATTGCAAGAATGTGTAAGTCAATTCTTGGGTTCAGTAAATAATCTGGTGAATCAAGTTAAATCTATTCCAGGTGCAGTTAATGGACCAATCGAGAGTGTTCTGCAAACATTAAAACTTACTTCAGAAAAACAACTTGCTGATGCAAGAGAATCTGCAAATATTGCAGCAAGTGGAAATCCAATGGCCAATTCCATAACTCTGATTGAAAATTCAACAGATGCGGCCAATGTGGCAAACACAATTATACTGGAAATGTCTGCAAATGCAAACTCGACAATTGCAAATACGACAACGTATGATCCTTCTAAAATGAAATCACCATGACAATAGACTTTATACCAACACTAGAACCAGAATCACCAAATAACGAGGACACCCAACCGGAGTCCAGACACAACTATGTGACTTCTACACCTAGAGGTCATTTCTTTGAAATGGATGATACACCGGACAGAGAAAGAATTAGACTTTCTCACCGTTCAGGTACATTTATTGAAATGCACCCTGGTGGAGATGAGGTTCATAAAGTTTATGGTGATGGATATGAAATCACTGTAAAAAATAAACAAGTAATTATTCAGGGTGATTGTAAGGTAGAAATACATGGTGATTGCAGCGTACTTGTCAAAGGAGACAAGACTGAAACAATCGAAGGAAACTTTGAACAACATATCAAAGGACATTACACTCAGGTTGTTGAGAAATCAGCCAGTGTAAGTGTTGTTGGTGATATGGATGTTAATGCTGGCGCAGGAGCAACAGGTGCACTGTCACTTTCAGCTGGAGACTATGTGTATGTTGGCACAAACTTGTCAGTTGATGGTGAAATGAGTGCAAAGAAAATTACATCCGAGACAAGAGTTGACGCTTTGGGTGGTATGAGTGCTGGAGACCAAGGTTTCGTTACCGTTTTAGGTGGTCTTTCTGTGGGAGTACCACTTGCACAACCAGGTCAGATATATTCTTTAGGAAATATTACTACCGCTGCATCTGTACTTGCAGCCGCTTCGGTAAATGGTTCCATGGGCAATTTCGGTAAAATGACTGCAACCTGGATGACCGATGCAAAGAACGTGGGTACATTTAATTCACATATACATGATACACCAAAAGGTCCAAGTGGACCACCAACACCTTCTATGAGTTGAGGATTAATTTATGAGTAGTATATACGGAAGATTAGGTTATAATCCAGAATATGGAAATAGTGGAGTTTCAGACTTTACACCTGAAGTACAGAAAAAGATAGACAGTATGCCTCCGCTCTTGTCGGAATGGCAGATGAATGACTTGGCAGCCAACACCACCACAGGATATTTTCAGAATCCTTGTGCACCGATTGCAAATAATTTGATGACGGCTGCAAATTCTATTATTGTGGCATGTAATAGTGTCAGTAACCTGTCATCCTTGGTAACTGCATCCAAACTGTTGTCTGGTTATCCAGCTGTATATGCATTTGATGAAATTCAAGGAAATGTACTGGTTTCTCCCGCAGTTACTGGTGAGGGTCCACAATTTAGAGACCATACGGACAGAATTTCTGGTGTTGTGCAACCAAATGCAAATACCATTAATATGCCACATTACTCATCGGCAATGTCCATAGGTAAAATATTGATTTATCTGGTTGCACAATCTGACGGAATACAGAATAATTCACCAATTATGGGTAATTTCACCAGTTTGTTTATTGCAAACACACTGCAAAGTTATTCCAACACAATAAACTCTTATCCTTCTATTATCAGTTCGAATATGTCCAGTACTACGATAGTTGATCCTGAAACTGGTGGTTCAACTGTAATTTATACGACAAGTTTGACTCCTGCACAAGTTGCCACCATGGCTAATACCGTGAATACCGTGGTTACTTTGATGAGTACTAGAAGAATCAGTGATAATACATTTTACACGAATTCACAAAGAGTTATGAATGATTATGCTAGTGTAGATACATTCTCAAATCTTGGTGCATCCGAGGAAGATTTGTTGAGTATGATTGGCACCAGTAAATTACAAGAAAGACTTAACGCAAATACATAAATCCGAAAATTCGAAATCCTGCGTTCCGGCCCCTGAAATTTCTCCGACGAGCTCAGGATTCCAAAAAGCGATTTTACTCCTAGCACATAAATAAAAGATGGCAACCTTACAAAAGATTTACTCAGACATAGATTTTACCTTCACCAAAAAACCGGTGTCGGCTGATGTTGCTTTAAGTTATGATAGCCAAGCGGTGATTCGTTCGGTACGCAATTTGTTATTGACAAAACACTACGCCAGACCATTCAATCCTGACCTGGGTTCTAATGTTGGTGATATGTTGTTTGAAAACTTCAGTAACTTTACTGCATCTCGCCTGGAAAAAGAGATAACTACCGTCATTGAACGATATGAACCGAGAGTTATACTTCAAAGTGTGGTTGTTTCGATGGTACAAGATAAGAATAGTTATGAAGTTAGACTCACTTTTTATTTGCAAAACTCAACATCTGCATTAACAACAACACTTCTTTTAGAGAGAACTAGATAACATGGCCGGTGCAAATAGCAATATTCAACTAACAGAATTGGATTTTGATGCAATCAAAAACAATCTGAAAACATACTTGCAGTCACAGGATGTACTGAAAGATTACAACTACGAAGGTTCTGCACTTTCAACATTATTGGATATTTTGGCGTACAATACACATTACAACGCATATTATCTGAATATGGTTGCAAATGAACTGTTCTTAGACACTGCCGCAAGAAGAAGTTCCGTTGTATCGTTGGCAAAAATGTTGAACTATACACCGAAATCAGTCAAGGCACCAGCGGCAACTGTACACATAATAGTGAGTGATGTTACTGATCCAGAATTAACACTACCAAAATATACAAGATTGTTGTCTGAAGCCGTGGACGGCACAAACTATACCTTTACAACGACAGATGTTATGTCAACCGTGGTAAATCTTGCAACAAATACTGCTGAATTTTACAATGTCAACATCAAGCAAGGCATCCCTTCTGCACAAAACTTCATTGTAAATAATACTACGAACCCAACATCAAAACTACTCATCAAAGACGCAAACATTGATACATCGTCCATACAGGTGACAGTTTATCAATCAATAACAAGTACAAACTTTGAAACATTTACACTGGCAGAGAACTATCTAGACCTGGACGGAACATCAGCTGTATATTTCTTAGAAGAAAGTACTGATGGTTATTATCAAATTTATTTTGGTGATGGCATCTTAGGTAAGAAATTAACAGATGGAAATGTGGTAAGAATCAATTACATCTCTTCCAATGGCACCGCATCACATGGCGCTAATTCATTTGTTATGTTGGACACAGTTGGTGGTTATTCGAATGCAACCGTGCAGAGTGTAACATCTTCCGCATCAGGCAGTGAGAGAGAAACGATGGCATCTATTCGTTTCCACGCACCTAAGGTATATGGTTCACAGAGCAGAGCCGTTTCTAAGGATGATTACATTGCTGCAATTCAAAACAACAAGATGGGTTATTCGTTTGATGCAGTGAATGTATGGGGCGGAGAAGAAAATGATCCACCAGTTTATGGTTCTGTACTGATTGCAATGAAACCAAAGGGTGCATACACACTAACAGAGGCACAGAAGAACAAAATTATATTGGATGTTATCAATCCAATCTCTGTGATGACGGTCAAACCAAAAATTGTTGACCCAGACTATACTTACCTGCAAATTACGGCAGAAGTTCTGTATGACCCAAAGAAAACAACTCTTTCGGCCGCAGAATTACAGAATGCAGTTAAACAAAGTATTGCAAACTATGCAGCAGCAAACTTGAATACATTTAATTCTACATTCTCCATGTCAGACTTTAATACAGTCGTAAAGAATTCTAATGCATCAATTGTTGCAAACGATATGTCAATTAAAGTGCAGAAGAAATTCTTTCCAAGTTTGGTGACACCAACAACATACAAACTATACTATGGTATAGGTCTTAAGAAAGGTATGTTCCAGAGTGGTATCACAAGTACACCTGCTATTACACTCAGAAATCCATCGAATTTGGCAACATCAATTAGTGGTCTATTCATTGAAGAAGTTCCATCTTCTAGTGGTGGAATTGAAAAAATCAATGTGTTGAATCCTGGTTTCAGTTATCAGTACGCACCAACAGTTGAAATCAGAGGTGACGGTACAGGTGCCACAGCGATTGCAACAATTAATAACAACGGTACAATTAAAGAAATCACAGTCACAAACAAAGGGACTGGATACACAAGTGCTCTCGTTGTAATTACGGCCAAGTCTGGTGATACAACAGGACAATCTGGTGCCGCATATGCAATACTTGAAGGACAATATGGAACATTGAGAACATATTATAATGACAACCAAAATGTCAAAACTATTTTGAATCCAAATGTTGGTTCTGTAGATTATGTGAATGGTGTAATCACATTAGACGCATTCAATCCTTTGGCAATTGATGATCCACTGGGTCAATTTGTAATGACAGCAAACCCATCATCATCAATCATTTCATCATCATTCAATAGAATTATTACTGTTGATCCATTTGATGCAAACGCCATTATAGTTAATGTTACACCTAAGACAACATGATATCAGAAAATAAAAAAACATCGTTGTTGGTAACAGAACAGTTACCAGATTTTGTCAAAGAAAATCCTGATTACGCAAACTTTTCTTTGTTCCTGCAAGCTTACTATGAGTGGATGGAACAATCAGGTCAAATGTTGGAAGGTTCCAAGAACCTTCTTTCTTATGCTGACGTTGACACTACATCAAATAATTTTCTGACATATTTTACCAATGAATTTCTGCCTAACTTCCCAGCAGAATCATTGATTGATAAAAGACAGGCAGTAAAGATTGCCAAACAGTTGTATCAAACCAAAGGTACACCTGCATCATATCAATTTCTTTTCAAGATACTTTTTGATTCACAGTTTGAATACTTCTACACACAAGATGCGGTGTTGAAGGCTTCAGATGGTATATGGTATGTTGCAAAGAGTTTGAAATTAAATTCATCAGACGATGCATTCCTAGGTCTAAACGATGCAATAAATGGAAGTTATAGATTATTTGGTGAAACCACCAAGTCTATTGCAACTGTTGAAACTGCGGTCATCAGTGGTGAAAAGATTGAAGTCTTTATTTCCAATATCGAAAGACTATTTCAATCAGGTGAATTTGTCCGTGTTGTGGACAGTTACAATCAGGATGTTTATTTTCTAAACGGCGTGGCCGTACAGAAGAATGAGAACGGAGATTATCCAACTGGTGCAACCACACTCAGAGCAAAGATTGTAGGTCAGATTAGTCAAATCAGAATCAATCCTAGATTCAGAGGGTTGTCCTATAAAGTTGGTGACCCAGTAATTGTTTACGGTGGTCTAAGTTCAAACACCGGTATCGGTGCAACAGCTGAAGTATCTGAAACAACAAGAGGTTCTATTCAAAGTGTACAGGTTGTTGAAGGTGGTTATGGTTTCAGAGCATCACCTAATACAGTAATCAATGTACAAGGTGATGGTTCTGGTGCAAACTTGGTTGTTGGTTCTTTGGATCCAACCGCATCAAAGACTGCACAGGTAACAAGAGTTGCAAATAATGTCATCAGCATTGGTCAGAATGTCACAATCGGTAATGCAACCTATTCTTTCTTTGCGGCCAATACACAAGCAAATGCAAACACACCACTGATAAATGCGTTTTCTTTTATTGCATTTACCACATACCCATTATCATCCATTCTAGTCGAAAATGGTGGCGGCGGTTTCTCTACAGTGCCAACTGTTACTGCAACATCAAACTATAAAACATATCTGGACACTGATGCAGACTTAGCCAAGTTGGGTATATTGTCACCAATTCAAATCAAAGACAGAGGTTATGGTTATCAAGCCAATGATAAAATCATATTGACTGGTGGTACAGGTGCAGGTGCATTTGCAAACGTCAAAACAGTAAACGCAATTGGTGCAATTACCAGTGTTGAATATGTTTATGATCCGAATTTGTTGTATCCATTGGGTGGTCTAGGTTATAGAGCAGGAGATGGATTACCAGGATTATCAATACAATCCGCAAACAATCAAGCCAACGGTGCATCACTGTACATACCTGGTGTGTTGGGTGATGGTGAATCTTTATTGCCAATTGTTGACCGTGCAGGTTCAATTACAACAATTAAACTGTTGACAGCTGGTGAAGATTATGTTGAGGTTCCTAATGTATCATTGAGAGTACAAGATATTGTGGTATCAAATGTTTTTGTCGGAAATACTCCACAAAAAGACGATGTTATTTACCAGGGTACCGATATTAATGTTGCATCTTATCGTGCAACCGTAAACTCAATTTCTATTCTGCAACCATTTAATGATCCAGCAAACACACTGTATAATATCAGAGTGTTTAACTATACTGCATCACCAAATACACAACTGCCACTAAAGATTGATAGAAATATCAACTTGACCATGGCAAATACACAGTTCAATTCAAACTACAACAGATATGGTGTCAGAACATATGGCGATGGATCCGCAAGAGCAAATGCAACATTCTTAAATGGTCTTGCGTTGAGTCAAGGTCAGTATATCAACTCTCAAGGTCAACCAAGTTCGTTCAGTGTACTGCAAAGTAAAGATTATAACAACTATACTTACCAGATTACAGTTGAAAAAGAGATTGCAAAGTACAGAGACATTCTAATCAATCTACTACACCCTGCCGGCATGAAAGTTATTGGCAGAATGGTTGATAAGAACCTTGCAAACTTTGACTATCACGCTCAGAGAGCCACATATTCTGCAAGACCGTTGTATGCTGCAAACGGTGGTATTGGTGGTACAGGTGCAACAGCAACGATTGCAACCGATTTCACCAATAAGAGCAACAATATAATCAAGTTCAATAATATATTGGGTGCAAACCTTGCAAACATCATCTTTGCAAACTCAACCATATTGAAACTGGAAAATTCAAAAGGTTCAAATGTCTCAGGTCTGGTACTTGCGGTAGATTCTGTTAACGATACAGTTAAAATAGATGCAAATGTTTGGTTGACCTTCTCAAACGTGGCATCTGTAACTGCAAACGCAGGTTCAAACACCATAAATATTACGAAAGTCCATACTGCGGTTTACAATGTCATCAACAACGGAACATATACCGATGTATTCTATCCGTTGAAAGATATTCTGTTCGCAGGAGACAAGGTTCTAATTGCAAACAATACACAAAAGACGGTCAATTATGTAGATTATGAAGATAATGTGGTCTATCTGACCGAGAATCTGACGAGTGATGCAAACTCATACATGAGTGTCAATAGAACATTCGTCAGTGAAAGTAACTATGTATTAGACCAAATCACATTAATTGGACCAGTAGGAACAACATACATACCTGAACTAGTAACTCAGGACGGAAGAAATATCATAACACAAGATGGAAAAATCATCCTTTTGGGGTAAACAATGTCAACAGTAAAGATTACGCAACTACCATTAATTACAGCACTTAATGCAAACACCGCACAGACGGTGTTTTTGGTCGTTGATGTGCCAACAGATACAACTGGTAGATTCACAGGTACAACACTTGCACAAGGACTTTATTCACATAATGTTCTGAATGTGGGTAACAATGCAGTGGTCTTACCAAACACTGTCGCACAATTTGCTGGTTCATCAGACAATTACCTGCAAGTAAATCTACAGAATAATAGTGGCAATGGTTCGGCAGACTTTGTTATCACCGCAAATAATGGTACGGACACCACATACTATATTGACCTGGGATTGAACGGTTCTTCTTTCAACTATCCAGGTTACACCTATGCAAAAGCTTTGGACGGATACTTGGTTGTTCAAGGTGACATGGCAAACACACCTGGTGGAAACCTGGTGATTGGTACAACGGTTCCAAATAAGAATGTTTCTATTCTATTGGGTTCTGCCGATGCAAATGGTATCTCTGCCGAATTCATCTACAATACCGGTTTCAAACTGAGAAACTTACCAATTATTTTTGGTAATGATACGATACAAAACACAGCGGCAGCACCGTTTGCGGTAACAAATGCATCCTTCTTACAGGCAAACTCCGCATTTGCTGCACAGAATACGACAGGCAACTATGCAAATTCAGCCTTTACCAAGGCAAATTCTTCCTTTGTCACAGCAAACTCCGCAGCTGCATTTGCGAACGCAGCAGGTGACACAGCTGCAACAGCTGTTATTAATGCTGCAACGGCCGACAGTAAAGCAGTAACTGCTGGCAATTATGCGAACTCTGCGTTCTCAAAGGCAAACTCTGCATATGCAACGGCTAATGCTGCATTGGCAAACACAACAGGCACATTTGCTGGTGACTTGAATGTTACAGGTAATGTTATAGTCAAATATGCAATGCAGATTGTTAAGCCAGATATGCCAGGTAATGGTGTGTATCTGTTGGTTAATGGTTCTAATACAGGTTCTTACGGTATTCCTTCCAATCCAGGTTATACAATACTGACAGTTGGTCCAGACGGACAAGGTAACCGTATCGTTGGTGAATCATACAGTAACACTGCATCAGATTATGTTTCATTCATTGGTCGTCGTGCTCGTGGTACTTCTGCAAATCCTTTGGCTGTGGCCAACAATGATATAATTGCTAGATTCGGTGGCAATGCATACGGTGCAACCAAGTTTAGTCAGTATGCGGATGGCAGAATTGAGATTGTGGCTGCCGGTGACCACACCGACACATCTAAGCCAACAAGAATTCGTTTTATGACAACAGCATCTGGCACAAACAATGTGACAGAGGTTGCATCATTCAATGGAGATACGGCGGCTTTCTCTGGAACAATCATACCAACTAAGGGATTTGTGTTCACACCTAGAATTCCAGGTGGAAACCAGACTGCAATTACTGTCAACTATGATACAGATTCCATTATCAAAGCCAATTTGGCCACAGATTTAACCATCACACATACAAACTATATTGCTGGCAAAGTTGTTGAAGTTTGGTTGGTCAACGTTGACAATGCAAACCACACCGTCACACACGGTTGTGCTGCGTTGAGATCCACAAACAAATCAACCACGACAACAATTACTGCTGGCAGTTCTATGTTGTTGAAGTTCTTTAGTATTGATGGTGATAATGCAAACACTTTCGTTTCTATTATTGGGTAATAAATAAATCATGGCAAATAAATTTCTTATTACGAACACCGCAAAATTAACTCAGGTTGAACAGGTCTACTATGCACCTGTTGCGATTGTTCCTCCGGCCAACAATACAATCACTCAGACATATTGTTTTCTATCTAGAGCCGAACCTTGGGAAACTCCAGATAATCCACCGGTGCCAACACAAGATGTTAAGTCACTGAAGAATATATACAAAAACATCTTTGTTGTCAAGCATGTTACTTCAAATGACATTTCTCCTGTAATTGCAAGGAGAGATTGGACAGCCAATACGGTGTATGATTCTTACAAAGACACCTTGGACATGAATGTACAGGATGAAAACAATAATCCTTTTTACAAATTCTATGTAAAAAATCGTTACGACCAGGTATTCAAGTGTTTGTGGAACAAAAATGGTGCACCTTCAACTGAAGAACCATACTTTGAACCTGGTGTTTACGGTAACAACAATATCTTCCAAGGTTCTGACGGTTACAAGTGGAAATTTATGTATACGATTGATACCGGTCTGAAGTTAAAGTTTATGGACGCATCTTGGATGCCCATACCTGTTGGTAGAAATGTACCAAACGCAGAGAAAACTTCTATCGGTAGTGGTGGTGTAGAAGTTATTAATGTATTGGAAGGTGGTTTGTTCTATGACCCAGCCAATGCGGTAGTATCTGTTGCAATTACAGGTGACGGAACAGGTGCGTCAGCGACAGCAGAAGTATCTGAAAGTGGTGTAGTAACAGATATTATTGTAACAAATACAGGTTCAAATTATACATATGCAAACTCCAGAATTGTTTCCTCGTTAGGACAATCTGCCGTTCTAGAAACACCACTGTCTCCAGTTGGTGGTCATGGATATGATCCTATTTCAGAACTAGGTTGTAGTCATGTTATGTATTCAGTTCAGTTTAATGGTTCGGAGGGTGGTAAAATTCCAACTGAAATAGATTATTATCAGATTGGATTAATTGCAAACCCATCAACAAAGACCTTGTTGACTACGAATGACACCTATGTACCTGCGACCGGTGCAATCTATAAGACAACAACAGACACGATTGTTGCACCAGGTTTTGGTGCATATGTACCTGATGAGATTGTTTATCAAGGTGACAGTCTCGAAACTGCAACATTTTTTGCTACAGTTTTATACTTCGATACTGCATCCAATATAATTAACCTTCTAAATATTACAGGTACACCGACAATTAATGCACCATTAAATAGTACGGTATCAAAAACTACAAGAACTCTCTTATCATATTCTCAACCAGACTTTTCATTGTTCTCAGGATATATCACACACATTGAAAACAGGTCTAGTGTCACAAGAAGTTCTGACGGAATAGAACAATATAAATTTGTGTTAGGTTATTAAAGGAAAAAAATGGCTCTAAATTTCAATGTTGATCCATACTACGATGATTTCGACCCAGCGAAAAACTTTCATCGTGTTTTGTTTAAGCCTGGTTATGCAGTTCAGGCCAGAGAACTAACACAGGCACAAAGTATACTTCAAGACCAGGTTACCAAGTTTGCTGATAACATTTTCAAGCAAAACTCTCCTGTAACTGGTGGTCAAGTCACAACAAACTTCGATGTATATTACATCAAGTTAAAGACAACCTTTAATGACATTGATATTGATGTTACAAACTGGGAAGGTTTGTTGGTACAAAACGCAACTGGTACCGTAATTGCCAGAGTTGTTCAGATTGCGACACCAACTGGTACTGCCACCGCTGGAGATCCACCCACATTAATCGTTGCATATAAAACAGGCAGTCGATTTGGTGACAGTGATATCATTTATGATGTTGCATCTAATTCTGCCGTACAGGCAATTGATTCTGGTTCAACCGGTAAATCTTCTGTTGCTTCTGTTGCAGAAGGTGTTTTCTATGTTGAGGGACATTTCGTACAGGTTAATCCACAAACTGTTATTGTGGAAAAGTACAGCAATACACCATCAAGAAGAATCGGTCTGAATATTACCGAAACAATTTATGATTACATCAACGACAATTCTCTGTTGGATCCAGCCATTGGTTCCACAAACTATCAGGCACCTGGTGCAGACAGATATGTTATTCAATTAACATTAGAAACCAGACCAATTCAATTTGGTGATGACAATAAATTCATCGAATTGGTCCGTGTAACAGATGGTTCTGTTGCAAAAATGTTGGACGGTTCGGTATACAACGTCATTGATGATTACTTTGCAAAAAGAAACTATGAAACCAATGGCGATTTCGTTATTGATAACTTCAAGTTGACACCTAAACCTAATCCTGATGACACAAACTCCTACATTCTATCGGTAGGAAAAGGTCTGGCTTATGTACATGGTTACCGTGTAGAAAGTCCTGGTCAAATTGATATCGTTTCCAATCGTGCAAGAACTACCGATACCAGAAATAACGGACCAGTTTTCGTTGACTATGGTTCTTACATGTATGTGGATTACCTACGTGGTAATACATCATCTTCATTCGATACAACAGTTGCACAGAAGGTAGAATTACATTGTGTTTTGCCTGAGAGTATCAACACATCCTCAAACGGAACATATGCAGCAACGACAATTGCAACTGGTTATATCCGTGGTCTGGCATACGACACAAGTTCAAACACAGCCAATGCAAACACCTATGTCTACAAGGCATTCTTGTACAACCTAGAAAGCAAAGCACCATCAGCCAATGCGGCTGCAGGTGGTACAAACACCATTCAACTTGCATCTTCATATTCAACCGTGAACGATGCGTATAAGGGTGTTAACATTTCTATCGTTGCTGGTCCTGGTCGTGGTGAGGTCAGAACCATCTCTGCATATGATGGTGCAACCAGAACTGCACAGGTCAATAGAGATTGGACAGTGCAACCAACAACTGCATCAGTTTATGTACTGAACTTTGATGTTAAAGATACAGAATCTATTGTTACAGTTGACAGTAATAGAAACATAGATGCATCTGCAAGAATTAACGTACAGGGCAAAACAGATTTTGTTTCAACTGGTGACGCATTGCTTGAGAATACCAATTCATCTGAAATGATTTTCAAGGTTGGTAATTTTGTATCATCAATCACAGATTCATCATACACAACACAACAAGTTTGGAGAAATATCTCCTTCACCTCAACAGGTAGTGGTGTTTCAGCTGAACTAAACTATGAGAACGCATATGATGGTGTGTTCTATCACTTTGGTACACCTAGTTCCGTGTTAAGTTCTTCTACTGTATTGGAAAACTATGTTGTCATGGTTACAGACAAAGGTTCAAACACCTTAATTAAGAATGGTGATATTGTACCTTGGGTGACAGCAGGAAGAACCGTTACATTGGATAACGATGCATCAATTGCAACATTTGATGCAACAGATTTGTTACCATTCACGGCAACAATCATTGCAAAAGTTTATGTTCAAAATGCTGACAACACAGGTTTCATCCGTAAGTTTAAGAACCTAATCACAGCCAACCTCGCAACAGTAAACATTTCTGGCACACAAGTTGGTGTTGGTACATACGTTGATGACACTTCATTGACTTCAACAGGTCAAGTATACATCACAAAGGCAGGACTGGTAACACCAGGTCAAAAACAAAGTCTGTATCTGTCTGATGTAAAGAGAATCGTTAAGATTATTGATACACAAGATGCAAACGTGGCACCAACCACAAATATGTTGTTGAACACTTTATATGATGTAACATCCAACTTTACATTTGATAACGGACAAAGAGACGGTTTCTATGACCATGCATCTATTGCATTGAAACCGGGTGCAGCAGCACCAAAAGGAAACATCCTTGTTTATGTTGACTACTATCAACACACCGGTGGTGATGGTTATTTCAGTGTTGCTTCATACACTAACTCGACACTACAAGAAGAATACAGATCCATACCATCGTACAAGAGTACCAATGGTACAGTCTACAGTCTGCGTGACTGTTTAGACTTCAGACCTGCGAGACAAAATGCACAGGTAGATTTTATTTACCGTTATTCAAGCACAGGTCCACAGAACTATGGTCTAAATCTACCGACAGACTTGAGTGTATACTACAGTGATTATTCCTACTATCTTGGTAGAAAAGACAAACTTGTTCTAAGTAAAGATAGAAAGTTTGAAATCATTGAAGGTGTTCCAAGTTTAGATGCAAATCCACCTGAGATTCCAGATGGTGCATTGTTACTTGCAACAATTACACACGCACCATACACTGGTTATGTTGCATCAGAAACACCTGTTGGTTTGATACCAGACCTATCTCTTGAGAATACACAGTACAGAAGATATACATTCAAAGATATCTCCAGAATTGACAACAGACTGAACAGAATTGAATACTATACATCATTAAATCTGTTGGAACAGAAGGCATCTGCACTACAAATTTCAGACACATATGGTCTGAATAGATTTAAGAATGGTATTCTTGTTGATGACTTCTCTAGTTATGCAACGGCAGATACAACCAATACAGATTACAATTCTTCCATCAATCGCCGTGACCGTGTATTAAGTGCAACACAGAATGTCAAAAACTTCCCATTGAAGTCTGCACTGGTGGTTGAAAACTTAGGTCAGTTGGCATCGTCTGTAACAACTGGTTTGGATTACAAGATCCACCAAGATGGTCAAGTAAAGTACTTCAGTCTTCCATACACCACATCCAATGTGGCATCACAGAAGTTTGCATCAAGAACCGTCAACGTTAATCCATTCTCATTCATTGACAAAGAAGGTGTTGTTGATTTAACACCAAACATTGATAACTGGGTTGATACAGACTATGCACCTTCAATTTTGGTTGTTGATCCTGACCTGCAAATCTTCTCCGAAACACCAAACACAGTGAACGTGTTGACTGCTGGTGACTGGAAAGCCATTCCAGGTACGACAACTACAAAGACCACCACACAAACAACTACAAGCGGTCAGTGGCAAACAACAACAGTAACATCTGATACTTACCAGAATCAAACACAAACAAATATTCTTGGAACATATCAGAAGATTAACAACACATATGCATTAAACAATGAATACATCACCGATATAAGCGTGATGCCATATGTTCGTGCTCAAGAAGTGGTTGTTTCTGGTAGAAATATGTTATTGAATACATCTGTTGATGCATATTTCGATACACAGAATGTCAATAAGTATTTCAGAAAGGCCAACATTATTGAATTGGCTGGCGTTACAGGGACATTTAATGCTGGTGATGTAATCGGATATTTCTCGTCTGGTACATTCTACCCAACTGGCCGTGTCATCTACGCATACCAGAAAACATCTACAACAACAAGACTATATGTTGCTGGTGATGGAACATCAACATCATACACCACCAACGGTACACTAAAGAGTGCCGTGTTTAATTCTGGTGGTTCTTATGTTACTTCTCCCGCATCTGGTACCTTGGTGTCCAGCCAACACTACGGTGGTATGGTAAGAACTGCAAACAGTTCCACAAAAATACAATTGTCTGGTCTGGCATCGACAACAGAAGGTTACTATGTTGGTAACACCATCTATATCAATAGTGGTACTGGTGCAGGACAGTCTGCAACAATTACAACATACTATGGTGCAAACCAAAGTGCTGTTTTAAGTTCATCTGTTACAACAACAGCAAATGCCATCTATTCTATGGGCGACCTGAAAACGGACGAAACAGGTGCAATACATGGTGTGTTCATTGTTCCAACAAATACTTTCCATACAGGTCAGAGAATCTTCCGTTTCGATGATTCAAATGGAAATGCTGGTGCAGAAACAACCTTTGCACAAGGCACATTCTATTCAGAAGGTCTACAGGCGACCGCACAGAAGGTAAACTTTGGTGCATCACCTGCTGGTGCATCTGGTACATTCGTACAGACCAACTATGCAAACAACGTATTGATTTCTTCATCATCAAATACGGCTGTCGTAAGAATTCAAAACACTTATGACCCTGTTGCACAGACATTCATGGTCGATAAAGACAACTTCCCGAATGGTACATTTATCAGTTCGGTCAAGTTCTTCTTCAAGAACAAACCAACAACAGACAATTCACCAATTACATTATCAATCGTTGGTACACTGAATGGTTATCCAAATGGTCAGACACTAGACCATTCGATTGTTACTTTGAATCCAACTCAGGTAACTGTTTCGGACAATCCACAATACTTGGATTCAACCACTTACACTGAATTTACATTCTCTGTACCAATTTACATTCAACCTGGTACATTGTATGCATTCATTCTGAAATCAAATTCAAATGAATATGTGATGTGGAGTGCCGCAACAGGTGACATTGCATTGAAATCTTCATGCAAGAACTTACCAAGTGATCCTATACCATCGAATGTTACAAAGATTGGCACTGCACCATATATTGGTTCGTTGTTCATTTCACAGAATGCACAGACATGGACTACCGACCAGAACCAGTCACTAATGTTTGTATTAGATAGATGTGTATTCACAACAACTGCATCACCAACAATTCAATATGTGGTACCAAAAGGTCTACCACAGAGAAATCTGTTTGAACAGAGTATTGAATACTTCAAAGATGCAAACAATACCATTTCATCTTCAACAAATCTAACACCAAAACTGACAAACAATAATACTGTTATTGATGCGTTGAATTTTACCACAACAGATTTTATTCCATCAACTGCTTCTGTACAGTACAGTTACAAATCAACACTGAAGAGCAGTAACACCGCAACAAGTAATACATCTATTGTACCAGGCAAATACGGTACACCAAGCGCAGATGACATTTACTTGGGTGATGGTAATGGTCAAAGAATTCTGTTGGCCAATACAAGTAATTCGTTGTCAATGTTCGCAAGACTTGCAACAAAAGATGCGGCTGTAAGCCCAATTATCTCCGATGCTGGTCTTTCTGCATACACCATCAAGTGGAACATTAACAACTGTGAGATTACCAACTCACACATTACAATCTCCAACTCTGGAAATGGTTACACACAACAAACAACTACAGTTACATTCTCTGCACCAACAGGTGGTTCTGGTGCAGTCCGTGCAACTGGTAATGTTGTCGTGTCTGGTGGCCAAGTTACTTCTGTATACATCACCAACCCTGGTGCAGGATACATTGAGACACCTACTGCAACTATCTCCGATGCAAACGGAACACCAGGAACTGGTGCGACTGTGATTGTTGCAGGTGAAACATCTAAGTCTGGTGGTAATGCACTGGCTAGATATGTCACCAAGAAGGTTGTATTGGATGCAGGTTTCGATTCAGGCGACTTGATTGTTTACATGAGTGCATATCGTCCAGTTGGCACAGATATCCATGTATACTACAAGATACTGAACAGAAACGATAGTCAACCATTCAATGATTCCAGCTGGCAACTGATGACTAAAATCAATAGTTCCGGTTCTAAGTATTCGAAAGACAGAACCGACATTATTGAATACTCTTTTGCACCAGGAACAGGCGGCATTGACCAAGGTTTCGTTTCTTACACAAGTTCGACAGGCCAAGTTTACACATCATTCAGTCAGTTTGCAATCAAAGTCGTGTTGACTTCAACAGACAACACCTTTGTTCCATTTGCAACTGATATCCGTGCAATCGCACTACCTGCTAACGTCAACCCAGTGTTCTAATATGAGTACAGTAGAAATTACAGGCACAACTTTTGTCCGTGAAATGGGTTCCAAAGCCTTGGTCAACCGTGATTCGGCTGGCCTCGATGATTATCATAAAAAAAGAAAACTTATGGAACTCCAGAGACAAGAAATAAATAACCTAAAAGAAGAAACCCAAAACATCAAACAGGAATTGGGCGAGATAAAACAACTGATGTTAAAACTATTGGAAAAATAATAAATGGCTAATACAGTTTCTATACTAAGCTATGCAAACACTTTTGGTGAATGGGTTGTCAACACAAACCTTCTTGCAAAAGAAAACAACGACATTGCAGCTAACAACTATGTAAAACCTACCGGAACATTGTTTCTAAATGATCCTACTTTAGGTCTGCAAGTTGCAAACTCAGCCATTATTCAGGGTGCATTACAAGTTACAGGTGTGGGTTCTTATGGATACCTACAAAACAATCTAAGAGTTGACGGACAAGTATATGTCACCAACACAACACTAGGATTGGTAAACTCTGGTCGTGCAAACATTGGTGGTCTTTTATTCGCACACGGACCAAATACTGGTTTACAAGTATCAAACACAGCAGTAATTGGTGGAAACCTAAATGTTTCTGGTGCGACCACTATTTCCAACACAATGGTTGTTACTGGTGCGGCATCTTTAGAGTCAACTCTAACTGTATTAGATGATGTTGTACTAGATAAAAATGTTAATGTTACACAAAATACCTATGTAAACGGTTCAGCCTATGGAAGACACCTGTTTGGTAACACTTCTGTAGAATCACCAAGAATTGTGGTAACAAATGCAATCTATGCACCATCAGCTCGTCAAGATGTGGACATTTTGTATGCAAACACATTAACTGTACCTGCTGTTGCTTACATACCCACATTAATATCAAACACTGCTGTAACAACACAACAAGTATCAACATCAACACTGACGTCCAATACAATAACAGCAAATTCAGTAACTATTGCCACAAGAATTAATGCTGAGAATGCGAATGCTTCGTTTAACAATTTAGATATTGCTGGTCAATTAAGTCTTGCTGGCAATTTCGTTGTTAATGGACAGACGGTATACAATTCAAACACACTGACATTAAATGCTGGTTCAGGTACTGCACTGTCTGGATATTTGGAAGTTAATAGAGGATCAAGTGGTTCAAACGCAGCGTTCCGTTGGTATGAAACACAAAAAGTTTGGCAAGTAAAGAATGTAGATTCAAACATATACTACGATGTATTGGACACTTCAGATTTAAGCAGTGCATTAGACTCTACAAGTTTAGTAACCGCAGCAACATCCAATACCGTAAACACACTGAATAGTTTAATTGCTACGGTAAATACGGCACTTGTTGCAAACATAACATCATCTGGAATTTATGCAAACGGTGCATTTGCACAGGCCAATGCTGCATTTGCTGCGGCAAACAACGTAACACCTCAGGTACAACCATCATTCAACACCGCAAATGCGGCGTTCTCTAGAGCCAATACATCTGCAAATGCATTTGTCGGAACTACAGGTTCTGTAACTCCAACTGGTGGTTCAATTACATTTAGAAGTAATAATGGTGTGGTAGTTGTTGCAACATCTGCAAACACATTGAATGTTAGTACATCACAAGACTTAAGAACTTCTGCAACGCCTACATTTGCTGGTTTAAATCTATCTTCACCGTTAGCCATATCACAAGGTGGTACTGGTGCATCTTCAGCAGTCGCAGCGTTGACAGCTCTTCTACCTGATGCATCAAGCACTCCTGCTGGCTATGTACTTGCAACTGCTGGTGTCGGTTCATATTATTGGGCTGCAGGCGGTACAGGAGGTGGCGGCGGTGCAACACCAGGAACAAGAATCAATACAACAAGATTGTTCCCAACAGTCAATACAAACCAGACCGTATTCACCACACCTGCATATACACCAGGTGCAGGTCAATTAAGAGTTTATATTGAGGGTGTACGTCAGTATCCATCAGACTATACAGAGACAAGTAACACCACAGTGACACTTGGTTCAACGATACCAGCTGGCAGTTCACTAATGTTAGAGGTTGATGCATATACTTCTTATGATTTCTATGCAAACAATATTACATTTACTGCACCCGTTGGTGGTATTCCTTCAACAGCCAACACAGTTCAGTTGGCAATTGAGAGTATTGAATCTAGACTTGGTAGTTTAGGTGGTACAGATTCTCCAACATTCACTGGAACTCCAAGAGCACCAACTGCTGCGGTAGCCACAAGTAACACAATGATTGCAACTACTGCATTCGTCAAGAATGTACTTGGTAGTGGTACAACATATGATATTAGTATCAGTGGTACGGCTGGATCAGCAGCAACAGCAACAACAGCATCTTCTGTTCCTTGGTCTGGCATTACAAGTAGACCAACATTTGCAACTGTAGCTACATCGGGAGCATATTCAGATTTATCTGGCAGACCTTCTCTAGCAGCCGTTGCAACATCCGGAATATATTCAGATTTAACTGGAAGACCAACGATACCTACGCTTACCAGTCAGTTGACAAACAATTCTGGATTCATTACTGGATTAGATTCAAATACTAACTATAGAATACAAGGTTTAGGTGTTGGTACCGCAGCATCAACATATGAAGTTCGTGCATACGGAAACATCACTGCTTATTATGGACAATCTGACATTAGATTGAAAGAAAATATTGTTCCGTTGACTGGTGCATTGAATAAGATTGATAAGATTGGCACATACACCTTCAACTATAAAACAAGACCAGACCAGAAAAACATTGGTGTTATTGCACAGGAACTTATCGAACAGTTCCCAGAATTAGTATATGAAACAACACCTATTGATGAGGGTACAGGTTTAGATACGTCCCTTGCAGTTAATTATCAATTGTTGAGTGTCGTTCTGTTACAAGCAGTCAAAGAACTCAAGGCTGAAGTTGAAGAATTAAAAGGAAAGATTAAATGACAACAAAGGTTAAACCTTCAGTATTGGCCGATACATCTGTAACGGCAGGAACATATGGTTCTTCAACGGCTGTACCTACCATTGTGGTAGATGCACAAGGTCGTTTAACTTCAGCCACAAATACAAACATTTCTGTTGGTGCAACACAAGTTGCAAACGGACAATATTATAATATCTCAGTTGCATCAGCCACTTCAGCCACTTCAGCTACATCGGCCAATAGTGCAACGAATGCAACACATGCAACTACGGCAAATACATCTGCGTTGGCAACCTATGCAAACACGGCAGGTGCCGCAAACACAGCTAACATAGCCACGACCGCATCATTTGCAACACTGGCAAATACAGCTAACACTGCGGCCTTTGCAACTTTGGCCAACACAGCAAACTTGGCAACCTTTGCAACGCAAGCAAATACGGTACTTTATCCAGCCGGACTAGGTTACAATCAGGCTTGGGCAAACGTCACATCCAGTCGTGTTAATAATACAACCTATACAAATGATACAGGAAAACCGATTGCGGTTAAGATAACAGTTTTTGCTTCTGGTTCCAGTGGTTCAAACTTCGGTGGTTATATGTACGTTGACGAAAATTTAATAGAGACTGTAACTGTTTATGCTGGTGCAACAGGATATCTAACAAAATTAGATGCAATAGTGCCACCAGGTTCTACCTATAGATTTACTTTAAGGTCGTTTACTGGTATTAACTCTTGGAATGAATTAAGATAATTGATATCTTTGAAGTCTAATAAATATGGTATAACTATAAAGAGAAGATATGGCAGCAGGATATCAAAACTTATATTTGGAACAAGGTGCATCATTCAATATGACGATTGCACTGGATGATGTTTACGGCAACAATTATGATTTGACTTCTGTAACAGCGAGTAGTCAAATACGCAAGTCTTATTATTCAACCAATGCAACAGCCGTATTTTCCACTTCAGTAGATGAACTTACATCTACTGTTTCCTTATCTTTAACATCAGCACAGACTGCAAATATTGCGGCTGGTAGATACCTATACGACACAATTATTTCCATTCCTGGTGTTCCTGGTACAGCAAATACTGTCATTAGAATTCTTGAAGGTACTGTAGATGTTTCACCTAGAGTTACAAGGTAAGAATCATGGCAACGAATCCTCCGTCAACAGTAAGAGTAACCATAGGGCAGAACAATCCTTCTGTAACAGCCCTAAGTTATGGCTCTAGAACACTAAAAAGTGCAGCAGATTTAAACCTGACCAATGCACAGGATGGTTATCCGATAATTTACCAGGCAAACACCAATACATTTGTCGTTGGTCCTGCTCGTGCTGAGATTCTTTCTGTTGATAATGGATTCTTTTAATGGCAAATAATACCATACAAATTCTTCGTTCATATACAAACACTGCGCCGACATTCCTTTATGACGGTCAGTTAGCATATTCATTTGTCAACGATACATTATACATTGGTAATACTGCACAACAAGTCAGAGTAATTGGTGGTGCAAATACAGTATCAAGAGTTAACAGTGGTTACAATGTTGCAAACAATGCAACACTACTTGCACAACAAGCTTATGATGCAGCCAATGCGGCAGGTTCTAGTGCAGCTGTAAACGCAGCTTCATCATATGCAAACTCGGCTTTTGTTAAGGCCAATTCTGCATATGCACAAGCCAACTCTGCACAATCACATGCACAGGCAGCATTCAATGCGGCCAATAATGCATCTGTTGCACAGTCTGCATTCATACAGGCCAATGCAGCATTTGCGGCAGCCAATAATAATGCAAATACAATTACTCTGGTACAAGGTGTTGATACCTTCCAGAACACATTGATTACGGCTGCACAGACACATGCAAGTCAAGCCTTTAACCGTGCAAACGGTGCATTGTCTAACACTGGCGGCACAATTAACGGTTCACTGAGCATTTCCCAAGACTTACAAGTATCAGGAAACCTGGTCGTTCTAGGAAATGTGGTAAACGTATCTACATCCGAAGTCTATGTAAATGATCCTTTGTTGTTCCTGGCGAACAATAACACCACGGATGCAGTCGATATCGGTATTGTGGGCCAGTACAGTAACCTTGGTGCAAATACCAATACCGGTTTGTTCCGTGATCCTAATCTGAAAGAATGGATTTTCTTCCAGGGATACACAGCCAGAACAGGTTCAAACAACCTAATTAATATTGCACACCCATCGTTTACATATGCAAACGTATATGCAAGCACATTCAAGGGCAGTGTAATTGCAAACACAATATTTGTTGGTGGTATTAATGTACAACCACATATGGTCGCAACATTTGTTCACGCAAATGTGGCAGCCAACATTGCAAACTCTGCCGGTGTATATGCAAACGGTGCATTCGTACAAGCCAACGGTGCATTTATTGCTGCGAATACAGCAGACGGTAAGGCCGTTACGGCTGGTAACTATGCGAACTCAGCCTTTGCACAAGCAAACAATGTAACCGCAGCATCAACATATGCAAACGGTGCATTCGTACAAGCCAATTCTGCTTATGCATATGCAAACACATTGTCTGGTGGTATCACATCAGCGGGTGTTTATGCAAACGGTGCATTCATACAGGCAAATTCTGGTTATTCTTTCGCAAATAACACCTATGTTTACACTCAAGTAACTTATGGTGTTGCCGAAGGCGCAGCCACAAAGGCACAACAGGCATGGGACACTGCAAATGCTGCGTATGCGGTCGCAAACACTGGTGTTCCAGGTCAGGCAACAGACCAATCTGCCAGAGACCAAGCTAATTCTGCGTATGCACAAGCCAACTCTGCATCTTTATATGCAAACGGTGCGTTCAGACAAGCTAATGCATCTTTCTTAGTAGCCAATAATGCATCCAACAATGCAACAAGTGCTGGTTTATATGCAAACGGTGCATTCAGACAAGCAAACTCATCGTATGAACAGGCAAATACAAATGCCACAAACCTAATAACTGTTGGTGTCTATGCAAACGGTTCGTTTATACAGGCAAATGCTGCATTTGAACAAGCAAATCTAGCCTTCACAGCAGGTGGTATCACCGCAGGTTCATATGCAAACTCCGCATTTCTGAAGGCAAATGCTGCATACGGATTTGCAAACACAGTTTATTCTAGTTATGCATACCCAGCTTATGAGAACGCAATTGCGGCAGGCAACTATGCAAACTCTGCTTTCAAGTATGCCAACTCAGCATATCTACACGCAAATGCATCTTTTGCATATGCAAACACACTGAACTCCACAATTGGTGGACTTTCTGGTGTAGATTTAACACAGAATACGTTAATAACTGTTGCACAAACACAAGCAGATTATGCATTCTTAGCTGCCAATTCTGCATCTTTATATGCAAATGGTGCATTTATACAGGCAAATGCAGCCTTTGGTGTTGCAAACAATGCTTTACCAAAATCTGGTGGTACAATCACAGGTACATTGACTGTACAGGGATTCACCACACTACAATCAAATACATACGCAACGCATGTTTTACCTGCGGCGAACGTAGCCTATGATTTGGGTGCACCGAATAGAAGATGGAAAAAATTATGGTTGGCCGGTAATACAATTGACCTTGGTGGTGCGGAGATTTCTGCAAACAATGGTGCAATATCTTTGACCAGTGATACTGGTGCAACATTTACCATCTCAGGAACATCTGGTTCAGCAGTTGGTTTCTTTGATTATGTACAAGCAAATTCAACCGCATCGTCAACTTCCACAACAACAGGTTCTATTGTTGTTGCTGGTGGTATTGGTGCAGCAGGTAATGTAAATATTGGTGGTGCATTAACAGCGAATTTAATTTCTGGTGGTACATTCTAAATATATTATAATTGTCTAAAATAGTAAGGTAACAATGGCTGCAGGTAACAATACCCCGATTCAGTTATATCACTCAAATACCTCCGGTAGTGTACCAACCTCTGCCAATTTAATTATTGGTGAATTGGCAATTAATGTACCTGACGGTAAAATATTCTACAAAGACGCATCCAATAATGTAAATGTAATTGCAACCACATCTTCTGTACTTGGTTTCTTTCCAAAAATTACCTTTAGTGGTGATAGTACAGAACAATATACGGCTGCAGCACCATATGCATATTCAAATGCTTCTTTTCTAAAGGCAAATTCTGCATACGAGAGCCAGAATGTAACTGGAACTTATGCAAATGCGGCCTATGCACAAGCAAATACAGCCACAACTAACGCAGCAACGGCAGACTCTAAAGCTGTGGCGGCAGGTTCTTATGCAAACGCAGCCTTCACAACTGCAAATAATAACTCTGCATCTATTACAGATTTGCAAGGTGTTAATCTTACACAGAACACCAACATTTCAAATGTAAATACCTTTGCAGGTAAGGCATTTGACCAGGCAAATACAAACACAATCAACATCACCAATTTACAGGGTGTTGATACTACACAAAACACCAGTATTTCTTCTGCATTCTTGCAGGCAAATTCTGCATATGCGTTAGCAAACCTACTGTCTACTGGTTCTGCTCTAGATAGTTTTGCGAGAGAGGTTGCAACAGGTGCTTTCATACAAGCCAATGCGGCCTTTATTGTTGCAAACAATGCCGTTGCAAACACAGCAACAATTACTCTTGCTGGAAATTTAAATGTACCAGGTTATGCAAATGTGTCACAGAGAATGCACGTTGGCACAGGAGACTATACACTTCTACCTAACCTGATTGCACAGTTCACTGGTACATCTGATTACTATTCACAGGTCAACCAACAGAACCTATCAGGTAAGGGCACCGCAGACTTTGTTGCAACCGCAAACAACGGTACAGACTCTGTAAACTATGTTGACATGGGTATTGCAGGTGGTAATTACGATAACACCACACCAAACGCATTCACCTTTGTACAACCAAATGATGGTTACTTCATGGTGGTGGGTAATCCATCACAGAATTATGGTGGTAATGTTTACTTTGGTACAGCAGGTTCAGGTTCATTCGCTGACATTGTATTCATTCAAGGTACAGGCCTAGACCAAACTGCAAGATTTAGATACAACGGTAACGTAGAAATCTACCGTCCGTTGGTTGCAAACAGTTTCACCACATCTTCTGGCATAAATGTATTGACATATGCACAAGATGCAAATACTTATCTACAAAATTTAATTTCTCAAAAGGTAAGTAAGTCTGGTGACACCATGACTGGTGCTTTGACAATCAATGCATCAGCATCAGCAAACGCATTGGTCATTAGTGGCAACGTAGCTATCTCACAAGACCTTCGTGTATCAGGCAATCTATATTTGGGTGGAAATGCAACAACCATTTCATCCAATAATCTGACATTAAGTGATTCATTAATTTATCTTGCAGATGGAAATCCAACAGACTTGGTGGATATTGGTTTTGTCGGTGCATACAATGATGGCACCTACAAACACACAGGTTTTGCAAGAGACCATTCAGATGACAAGTGGAAACTATTTGATTCTGTAACAGACGAACCTAATACCACAATCAATTTTGCACAAGCAACATACGGTACATTAAAGGTTGGTGGTCTGGAATCTAATTCTGCAATCATCAAAGGTGTGAACCTGTTTGATTATGCAAACATCATTCACACTCATGCAAACACTGCATACAACAGAGCAAACGGTACAGTACAGTCGATAGCAGTCATATCAACCGACCGCCTGGTACAAAGCGCAACAACAGGTAATGTAACAATTGATTTGGCAACTTCTGGTGTAATTGCTGGAACATATACTTACCCACAATTACAAGTTGATTCATACGGTCGTGTAACAACAATTAGCAATCAAACTCCAGTTACTTCTTTCAACACAAGAACTGGTGCGGTTACTCTACAACTGGCTGATATTACAAATACACTGGGTTATACACCAGAAAATGCGAACACCGCAGCAGCCAACCTTGCACTGATTGCTGGTATCAATGCGACACAGAATACAGATATATTCAATGCAACTGATATTGCAACTACTGCAAGAGATAGATTAGTAATTGTATCTCAAGATGCAAACTCTGCATCATCATATGCAAACTCAGGATTCATGGTTGCAAATGCAGCCAGTTCATATGCAAATTCTGGATACCAACAGGCCAACTCTGCATACACACTGGCAACCGTTGCAGTTGATAACGCATTGGCTGGTAGTACATATGCCAACGGTGCATTCTTAAAGGCAAATTCTGCATACGAGAGCCAGAATGTAACTGGCACTTATGCTAATAGTTCTTATCAGCAAGCAAACTCAGCTGCACTATATGCCAACGGTGCATTCATACAAGCCAACTCTGCATATGGAAGCCAGAACGTAACTGGTACCTATGCAAATTCTGCATATGATAGGGCAAACTCAGCATACATTCTTGCACAAGGTGCTTATAATACTGCAAACGCAGGTGTAACTGCTGGTCTTGCATTCATTCAGGCAAACGCAGCATTCGAACAAGCCAATGCATCGTATGCAAGTCAGAATGTAACTGGTACATATGCGAATTCTGCATACACACAGGCCAACCTGGCAATTACAAACGCATCAGCAGGTTCTTCATATGCAAACTCCGCATTTGATAAAGCCAATGCTGCATATGCATCACAAAATACCACCGGTACATATGCAAACTCTGCATACACAAGAGCCAATACAGCCGTAAACAATGCAGCCGTTGCTGATGCAAAGGCTGTATCTGCTGGTTCTTATGCGAATTCTGCTTATGAAATGGCAAACAATGCATTCGTTGCTGGTGGTTTGATTGCTGGTTCTTATGCGAACTCTGCGTTCTTAAAGGCCAATGCGGCTTACGAAAGTCAAAACACAACTGGTGTCTATGCAAATGCAGCTTTCAATAAGGCAAACACCGGAACACTCATTGCTCAGGCAGCCTATGATTATGCAAACAGTGTTGCGATTGCAACTGGTTTCTTAACAACAATCATTTGGAACGTAGATACATTTACTGGTGATGGTTCAAACACACAGTTTGCTTTGAGTACAACTCCAGTTGCGGCAAACAACGTTACAGTCAACTATAACGGTGCAACTTTATTAAGAAGTGCATATACATTAGACTTAAACAATATTGTATTCTCATCACCACCAGCCAACGGTGCACAGATTGAAGTTACAGTTACAAGACCATTGGTTAATGAAGGATA